TAAACTTGTTCTTGATAGTCGAGAATTGTTTCCCTATATTTCTTTTCTTTTTTTATTCTATTAATAAAAGCATGGTAGGCAATAGTAGTAAAATATGAAAATGGGTTTGATGGAGAGTCAATTCTAAACTTTTTGTTTTTTACTGCCGCGATCATTTTTACAACAGCATCACCAATCATTTCATCTTTATAACTATAATTTATAAAGTTAGGAGAGTAACTTAAACCTACGGCAATTTTATAAACTGATGTAGCTAGTTCATCAATTAAGTCATCTGTCACATAGTAGTATTTTAACTTTTGTAAAAACTCTTTAGGATTAACATAATAGGTCTTTTTATTAGGCTTTTTTGATTTTGCTCTTGGTTTTTTGTTTGGTTTCATGGTACTGTGTAAATTTATAATTTATATACTCACTATCATATAATAATAGTCGCTGCTCCATATGACGCTGTCCGTAACGTAAATTATCAGCAATATCAAAGATTATAAGCTCTTTCTTATCAGTATGCAACCGCAACCCTCGGCCTATACTTTGTATTATTTTTATTTTTGCTTTTCCGCCGGCAGCAAACATTATATAATGTAAGTTTTTAATATTAATACCCGTGGAAAATATTTTTGAAATAGCAACAACTATTATATCTTTTCTTTTCTCCATCAACGCTTGTATTTTTTCACGCTCCTGTATATCCACTTCTCCTCTAATAAAATATACTTGTTTAGTTTTACAAACATCCTTTAATACATTGAGTAATAGTTCTCCGTGTTCTATATAGTCAATTAATATTAGTGCATTATTATCTAATTTGTTTGAAAGTTTCGCTAATAAGTTATTTCTAAAGGAATTACTGCGTATGAATTCATTTTCTTGTAAATAATATGCATTAGAATTATTACCGGAATAAATTTGAGTCGAAGGCGTATCGTAGTTTAATTCTAATACATGTACTTTAGCGGGTACAACATATTTTTCGTCTTTTAGTTCGTGAGCCTTTCTTTCAAATAATTGTGGACCTATCTTACCGAAGATGTTCCACTTGTCTAATAGTTCTGATGGTAAAGTACCAGTAAAGCCAAATCGATGCGGAGTGTCGATTTTTTTGAGAATATTATTTATTTTATTTCCTCTTCTTAATTTATGTACTTCATCTACAATTAAAAAATCTATATGTTGTATCCATGATATGTCTTGCTTTGAACTCTGTAAAATACCTAAATTAGCAATAATAACATTGCGAGATAAATTTAATTCATTTTTTCCAGTATATTTGGTAGTAGAAAAAGAAACTCCATAATCTTCAAAATCAGATATGGTTTGATTAGCTAATCCTAAGTCCGGTACTATAACTAACCCTCTAAAATTTTTACTATAGTTATTATAGTAAAATTCTAATAAACCAGCCATTGTAAGAGTCTTACCACCAGCGGTGGCTAATACTATTGTCCCTCTACCTCTATCTATACACTTATTAATTATGTCTTGTTGATATTCTCTATATTTTAATTTTAAATTATAATCAATAATATTATTTTTCCGCAATGTAGGTATTAATACATTTTTTATTTCTTTTGAGAAATTAATTTCTATATTTTTTGTTTTACAGAATTTTGTAATTTCTACTAATAATCCAACATCAGACTTACCTTGTTGAGTAATTACATATGTTCGTGAGGGAACAAATCTGCCAAACCTTCTTTGAAAATGAGCTGCTTCATTTTTTACACTAAAATGTTCTCTGATAATATCTAACTCAGGTCCTTCTAATATTGCTTGAGAGTTTGAATTTAACGTTATATCGATCATTGAGTTTCGAGCTTCATTAACTCTATTAAGTTTTTTATATCATTTGTTGCGAAGCTTACATTTTTATATATATTTTCTAAGAAGCTAATGATAAGAGCTTCATTTTGAATTTTTAAATCTATAGCTTTTACTTCTTTTTTATTTTCAACTGCTCTTTGTGCAATAGATCTATTTACGCGGACTGGTTCTTTGTCTTGATATTCAGCTATATATTCTTCTAGAAGTGAAGACTTTTTATATTTTAAATTATTTAATTTAATTTTATGATTAATTAATCTAGCTGACCATTTATGCTTATTAGCTAATAATTGTTCCTGAGTAGATGTAACTTCTAAACGATCTAAATTTGTATCTATACTTACTTCCTTAAGATATTGATCGATAATATCACCAATTTCCATTTATTTATTATAGTCTTTTATTATAAAAGGCAACTTTTTATCTTTAAAGCGATAAATATTTAATATGCCTCTTAAGTTATTTGATCAGGTAGTTACACAGTACTTAACCGATAATACTGTTGGTTCAGCTGGGATGGGAGCTGGTGGTGCTCAAGGTGGTGGTGAGTATACAACTGCTGATACATATTCTCCAGGTGATGCAAGGTTACCCAAAGTTATGGGAGCTACTATAAAGCGTGAAGGTAAGGTAAAGAAAAAGCGCAAAAAGAAGAAACTTGCAAAGTCTAGCTAGGTCATAAGTAACTATATATGCCTAGCGCAGCCAAACAAAAAGGTAACGTTTGGGAGCGAGAAGTTGCAAAAGATTTAAGTGAAGTATTTGATGAGAACTTTATTAGAGTTCCAAATTCCGGAGCCTATACAGGAGGCGCTAATTTTCACCGACTTGATCAATTAACTGAATCTCAAAAACGTATGATGGATGGAGATATTATGGTACCTCCGTGCATGTCTAAATTTAAATTAGAATGTAAGAATTACAAAACGTTTGATTATCATAAATTATTCACTCAAAATAAAACGTTAGACAAATGGATTAAGCAAGCAGAAAGCGGTAAGTTATGGTTTTTAATAATTAAGGTTACTAGAAAAGGTAGTTATATATTGTTTAATATAAATATTGCTCATTATTTCCGGTTTGAAAACTTCTTGCGTTATACAAAAGATTATGTTATAATTGATTATACTAATTTTTGGAAAAACAACGTAGATGCAATTAGAAGACTTAATAAAGACACCGCAATTGAGCGTTAAGCTTCACGGGTCATTCTTTAATATTGTTAATTTTACTCCTGTAATAGAGTATGTTCATAATTTATCTATAGATAAAATATCTGAATTTGATGATGAGTTAAAATTTAATAATAAGCAGCATAAAAAATATATATTTCACTATTTTATATATTATACGTGTGAGATACTTAAGGTACATAATAAGAAAAATAAACCTGTAATATATTTTGATATTGTAAATACATTAAATAAAAATTATAGTTCCTTTTTAGATCTGTTTATAAAGAAATTTCCTGTTATTGTATTACAAGAACCTATGCCTTTTAAAGATTTTAAGAAAAAGCTTAAATGTAATGGCATCCGCGAAGAGTTAAATATTTCGTTAATGAGAAAGCTTAACAAGATACAAACTACCCGTTTTTATTTCAGTAGATTACAATATTTTTGTAAGCATTATGAATTGACGTTTTTAGATAAAACATACTTCAATGATATAAGAAATAAGCTTTCGCTGCTATAAATAATTAAGATGAGTAAGTTTCTTAAAAAAATCGCTGAATTACATGATGCTCCAGAAACTCCTGAAGAAATAGCGAAACAAGCGGAAAGAGACCGTATTGCTAATATTAAGAAAAAAGTAAAAGCTGGAAAAGCTACTGATAAAGAACAGGAAGTGGCCGCCGCTGACACCGCTGTAAACGATACACTCGCTAAAAAGCTCAGAAAAACACAACAAAAGATAGCTGTTAAAGAAGCTGGTCCACAAGATTTTGTTCCTGCTCAAGGACCACCAGGTGGAGATTTTGTACCAGCGGTACCACCTGGTGGAATTCCACCTGTACCACCTCCAGTTCCTGAACCACCAGCCGAACCAGATCCATTAACAACAGAAGGTGAAACATTTTTAGTAAATCTTGCTCGAAAAGCATTATTTGTAAATATAGAAGACGTTGGATTAACAGATATGGAGAGGGAGCTTATTAATAAGGCGGCTGAACCAGAAAATACAAAAAAAGTTGCTAAGATTATACGTAAAATTATCGTTGATTATGGTCTCGATGAAAGCTTTGTTTCTAAGGCTGATGTTGTTCTTGAAGACTTATTAAAAAAAAACGATAGAGTAGTCGTTCTCATACCAGGAAGCTTTAAACCACCTCATAAAGGCCATTATGAAATGGTTAGGCATTATAGTCAATCATGGCCTGATGGTCAAGTTCATGTTTTAATCTCAGCACCATCTGCAAAAAGCGAACGAAGAACAAAAGATAATAAATTAATTACACCTACCGCTGCTCAGCAAATATTTGAACTATATGTTGAGCCTCTTACTAATGTTACTGTTAGTGTTTCTGAGTATCCATCACCCGTCACAGCTGCGTATGAATCTCTTAAGACGTTAGAGCAAGGAACTACAGTTGTTCTAGGCGCGAGCAAAAAAGATGATGATTGGAAGAGATGGTCATATGCTCAACCATGGGCAGAAAAGGAAGGATTAGGTTTAAATATTCTTGATCCAGCTGAGACCGCAGTTGATGTTACTTTAGATGCGACCGGGCAACCTTATAGTGCTGGTAATATTAGAGATAATTTCGATAATTTCGAGATGATACAGCATGATATTCCAGATCACGTTGATCCAGCCCAAATAAAACAAGTATTTGACTCACTTTAAATCTCTTACAAAATTATAAAACTCTTGTCTTGTGAGATCAGTTTTATCTAAAAATGCTCCTGACATTCTAGCAGTTTTCATTGTACTATC